GGGGGATGCCTCTGTGCCGTTTCAACCGCCCACGCTTGAGAAGTGTGTGGAAATCGTGCGTAGTATGGACCAGGGGTCCACTAATGCCGGCGCTGATGCGCCTGGCAAATCGCACCGGGAGTACCTGCTGGAGCTGGGGGATGGCGACATTGAGATGGGCATAGAGAAGGCAGCCCGCGTCACGTTGGAGTGCTATGAGAGAGCGTCACGTGGCGACACGGAGGATATGGAGAGCTTTTGGCACTGGAGTGTGCAGGGCAAGCGTGATGGCTACAAGCTGAAGAAGCTGCATCAGGGTCGATCAATTCAGGCCCCATGCTTCACGCTGAAGGCGCTGTGGAAGGCGTGTTTCAAGGAGTCCGACGCCGCGTGGATAACGCGGGATTGGATGATGCGCTCAGGTTTTGATTATGACAAACCTGTGCCGAATCACCTTGTGCGCGAGTACAAGCGAGCTTTGGCTGTGTTGAGCTTGGATGAGTCGGGTTTCGACCGGCGCATGCCGAAGGAGTTTATGGACTTCTTCTTTAAGCTCTACATGCCCTACGTGTGTCCGGGCGTCCCCGTGGCGCTCATGGAGGCTTTGAGGGATTGTACCACCAACGGCTTTCTGGTGCTGACAGACGGCAGGGTGTTTAGGAAGGAGCGCGGGAACCCGTCGGGATTTCCCAACACCTTGCGTTTGAACTGCGTGGTGCAGTTGTTTGCATGGGCGTATGCGCTCACGTACAAGTTGGGCGATGCCCAAGAGATAGTGTCATTTCTCAGGCAGGATGTGTTCCTGGAGATCTGCGGCGACGATAGTCGCGTGCATTGCAAGACAGAGCGCGGTTGTGCCATCTTGGGTGCGCATGACGGCTTCGGTTCTTGGCTGCAGGTGTGGAGGGAGCACCTCCCCTGGGAAGTGAAGATTGAGGGCATGGTTATCCACAAGCATGACTCCAACGGCTTCAGTACCCCGTTTGCGGAGCGGGCGCTCATGTGCCCCCCCTTTATCGGGCGGAATATGGTCGTTGTCGATGGCTACTTGTGGACCCCGCTGTACAACGCCAATCGCGTATTGCGGAGAGTGTTGCATGTTGAGCCGGCGCGCACCCCAGAAATGGAGGAGGAGCTGCGCGGCTCCATGTTTACCACGTTGCGTTTGCAGACGTACTGGCACGTCACCGGCAAGGTGTATAACCCTGTCGTTGCTGGCATGCTATTGAACGGCTGGCTGACCCCCGAGGTATGGCGTATTGTGTGTAACGTGGTGTCCGAGGCGTATAGGGATGCTGCGTTGTGGGTGCACCCGTGCTAACGCAGCACGTGATCACCGCGACTCAAGGGGCTTTGGTTTTGGGCCCTGAAATAGGGAGTGAAGGCGCTCCCCGCGGACAGAGTATTACCCAGGGGTGAGGTGGGTGGCGAAT